CTTTTGTGAGGAAGCATGCGCAGTAGATAGGTCTTCAAAAGCAGACAGCGTTATTCGCCGTACCTCTTCTTCTAGATCCTCTAATTCTACAGAATATTGTATATTAACTCTTTCCAATTCATCCTCTTAACAATTGTTTGCTATTTTTTAGCGTGTTCTCTACTATTTCTGGGGATCCTACAACGACTATCTCTGTTCCTGCTTGACCGCGGTTAATCGTTAGTTTTGAAAATTGATGTGATTTGTCTAATTCGTCCGCGACCTTTCCCCTTTCATTTAATTCTCTCATTCGCTTCTCTTCGCGAATCATTACAACGTGCTCGGGATTAATGAACACCTCTCTCAAAGAATAAAGCTTGTTCGTTGTTACGGCGCCGTTGTTGCACACCTCCGTAAGTTTAACTAGCATGTTGTTCCTCCAGATAATATGTGCAAGTTTTGTTTATTGTCCAAAGCGCACCATCCATAAATACATTATAACACCTGTCTTTTTCTTCACACACTACAGCAGTGCGTGGCACATTGGTAATTAAATATCTCTTATCGCTATCTTCCTGCAGCCAATGTAATCGTGCATGTTGCGGGATCCAAACTAAGTCCCCTTTTTTCATGTTTTCTGTCATATTTTACTCCGTTTGAATGATCCCATAATTGGTAGTGATTAAGGTTCCCGCGCAACTTGCTGCGTTTTGCAGTGCGGTTCGGGTAACTTTAACGGGATCTATAACTCCATTTTTAAATAGATTAACTAGTTCACTAGTCCTAAAATTCCAGCCATAATCCTTACGAGCATCTAAAATTTTACTGATTATTATATCGGGCGATTCATTAGCGTTAAGCGCCATCTGGCGCAAAGGCTCGCGACACGCCTCTCTAATAACGGAAGCTCCGTAGGCTTGATCGGTTTGATCTGAGGTAATCGCGCTCGAATTACCGGCGTGAAGCAACGCCACGCCACCGCCGCAAACAATTCCTTCTTGCTGTGCGGAACGCACTGCTTCTAAGGCATCTTCAACGCGATGCTTCTTTTCTGTCATCTCGACTTCGGTTGCGCCACCCACTCTGATGACCGCGACTCCAGAGGATAAGCGCACAATGCGCTCTTGAATACGAGAACATTCTGTCATAGAATCGGTGTCTTTGATCAGTTGTTTAAGTGCAAGAATCCTTTCTTCAAGGCCCTCATAGTCACAATTGCCGCCGACAACAGTGGTGTTGTACTTGTTGCTCTCGATGAACTTTGCTGTACCCAGGTCGGTAAGCTTGACTTCTGATAACTTCATCCCGCTCTCGCGGGTGACGAACGTTGCCCCAACAGAAGCAGCGAGATCGCTCAGAATATTGCGGCGCTCTTCGCCGTACATTGGTGCTTTGATAGCGGCAACTTTAAGCGTACCACGCATCGCATTCATAATCATTGCTGCAAGTGCTTGACCTTCCACATCTTCCGCAATAACAACCAGCGGTCTGTTCTCGCGAGAGATCATTTCCAATACAGGAAGTATGTGCTCAACAGCCGAAATTTTATAATCAGTAACCAAGAATAACGGTTCGTCATAATGCATAACGCCTCTCCGATCGTCGGTAATGAAGGCACCGGCACAAAAACCAGCATCAAATCTAAAACCCTCTGTAATATCTAGAGAAGTTTCAAGAGAACGTGATTCTTCAATTGTAATGGAGCCATCTTGTCCTACTTTATCAACCGCAGTGGCGATCAGCTCTCCGATGGCCTTATCGTTGTTTGCTGAGATAGTTGCAATGTGGGTGATATCTTCAATATTCTTGACGGGGCGAGCGATTTCTTTAAGATTTTCAACAACTTCTTTCGTTGCCAAGTCGATACCACGCTGTAGCTCAATAGGCGAAACGCCTGACGCAATGAAGCGTTGTGATTCTCGGAGAATTGCGCGCGCCAATACTGTAGACGTAGTAGTGCCGTCACCGGCCTCATTATTAGTTTCAATAGCCGCTTGACGCAAGATTTGAGCACCGGCGTTTTCAAATGGATCTTCCAGCGCAACAAAGTATGCCACAGTCACCCCATCCTTCGTGATAAATGGCTGTTGGTCTTTTTCTTTCAGCAGTACATTGCGACCTTTCGGTCCAAGTGTGGAGGCTACGTTGTCTGCTAGTACGTTAGCGCCCCTTATAATTTTCTGTTGTAGAGTTTGATTGTCATCATAAGCTCTGCTCATTGATCCCTCTTAGGTTATGTATATAGTATAATCTCTCACGACTATTTTGTCAAGTTATTTGTCGGATTTTGTTTTTTCGGTTTTAGTCTGAATATTTTTTGCATCTTTTATAGCACCAGTTGCCTTGTCTGTGTTAACAAGACCGCTAGCGAAAAAGCCATTAAGATTATCAGATAGATTGCGAAGTGATTCAAAAATCTCAAACACCTCTGAGTTTAAAAGTTCGCGAGTTTCATCAAGCATTTTTTGAATCGAGGCTGCTCCGACTTCTAATGTAGCCATTAGGGGCGCCCGTTCCTGGACCTCTGTGCGATTTAACGAAAACTGCAATTCGTTAAGATAGCCATTGGATTTCATCAGCGCCTGTTTGCGTGATTCGATATCGCCTTCCTTAAGATTGTTGTAAAACGTTACGGAAGTGGCAGTATCTCTCTCGATCCTGGCTGTGATTTTGGCGCGCTCTTCGTCTTTGGCATTTTTAGGTATTTTGTAGCCGGCTAAACTAGGAAGAACCTGAGCAATTTGAGTCTTCCGATCTTTCTTTTGAGCCAACACAACTTCTACAGCCTTCCGCATCGAGATGTCGATACTTCGAATAAGATTTTTCATTACATCATCGGGGAGTTCTTGCAGCCCTTCGTAGCCGCGCAAAATTTGCGCCATTCTCTGGTGGTTTTGCGTAAACGATCTTAGGTCGGCATACCGTCTGAGGGGGCCGGGCTTCTGAGCTATCTCTAGAAAGTCATCTGTCCCGTATTTAAAGTGATCTCGCTCATAATCGCCTTCTGAGCGAGGAAGCACCATCGCCACATATTCAGGCTCCAACTCAGAAAGATTTTTCTCAAATGCAGCCTGGATGTCGTTATTGGTCGCACGCACACGAGCGGGAGTTTCAACATCAGGTAGTTCGCGCACTTGATCTATTTCTAATTCTTGATCATGTCCGATAGGAAGAATACAGCACGCGCGCGAGGCTGGTTTAGATTCTCCAAGGATTGTCATGACATTAAAAATATCAAATTTAAACTGATAGAACGCTAGCGAGCCCGATAGGCTTTCTTTGGAACCTCTCAAGTTCTTCATTACTACCAAATAAGTCATACTATTATCCTTGCTATCATTCAGAAGGTCGCCCACTAAATCTGCAAAACTACCCCCTACTTCTACACTGCCCTCATTGTAAAGCTTTAGGCTCACAGGAGTACCATCAGTTCCTCCCGCATAGAAGTCAGCAATTGTTGCTGCACCGCTAGCGGGAATCTGCACGCCATCTAGAAGTGTAGCCAAAAAAGACTCAAAACTAAAACCAGCAGACGCAGCATTAAAATTAGCAATAATCTTCGTCAGTGTCTTATAGAAAACCAACAGAGATATGGCTTGCTGAACTTTTTGTGCTCGGGTTTCGGTAGCGCCAAGATAAGCTGCAGGATCTGTCGCGAAGTTAGAAAGCTTTTGAAGTTGCACGGGTAAAGTTTCTAAATTTCTCGCAGCCTCTGCTCCGAGAATATTTTGAAGATAATTTTCCAGCAATTCTCTTTCGCGACCTTTAACAACTGGACCCGTTTTACCTTCGGGAGTTCGCACGTCTGACCATCCTAGCTCAGACACCTCAATTTCAGGAATCATTTCGAGCGTAAACGTCATATCGCGATAAGATCGCCCCTCTTCTATCACAATGGCAGGCATCTCCAAAGCTTCGCTTACCATTTGAATAAGGGAATCAACATTTAATGAAAAAGCGGTTTTGGTTTTCTTGGGCTTTTCTCTGACCTCAATAAACATATCTTTCATATAATCAGACATCTTCTTCCTCATACGATAATATCGGCAATTCCAAGTTTAACTGCTTCTTCTGCAGATAAATAGACATTAACATTACGATTAAGCATTTCTTTTATATCAGATTTCGTCATATTTGTCTCGGCAACCAAACATTTTGTGTACATTTTTTGCAGATCAGAAATAGCTTCAAGCTCGTTTGTTAGATCTTGAAGGTTTCCGTGATTACCGGCGGCGACAGAATGAATCATTATGCGACAGTTCTTTGCGATGCGACGATAACCTTTTGTACCCGCAGCTAAAAGCAACACGCCAGCTGACATAACCTTACCTAGACCCAGCGTGTGAATTTCGGTTTCCTGTCGAATGGTTCGCATCATATCATAGAGAGCAAACATATCATCGGCACTGCCGCCGCAAGTTGAAATATAAAACTCAATAGGTCGCTTCTTCGCCGAATCTTTTTCTAACTTATTCATCTCGTTTAAGTAAAGCATTGCATGAATAACTTCTGCAACCTTTTCTTCTTGCACATCACAAAACATGCCGATAATTCTAAGATCTGGCTCGGGGGTGCCGCCAAGGACCGAGGGGTCCACTAAAACAATTTTTTGCTCATCTTCTTCTAGAGCTGTTTTCATCTTCTCGATGAGTTTTTTAATCATTTTTGTCCTGGCTCAAAATATTTAGTACAAACTGCTTATTGTCTTCCAAATATTTCATCCCTGATTTCCAATTATCAAAATCGATGATTGGATCATAAAAACTTGGATGTAAGTTTAGCATCTCTTTGATTGCCTTTTCTTTGTAGTCCGAGATCTCAAAATTGAAAGAGCGCCTTAGATCTCTGATATCTTTTTCGCTCTCGTTACATTCCTTCATTTGACGAAGGCGCGCTGTATGAGAGTAATAAAAATTCTCCATAGATCTAGCCAGCACAGATAAACTAATTAGTTGTGAAACACGTATTAAACCAATGCTAATTTTGACAGAACGCAAGAAATAAAACGTTTTGTGTGTCATGTACCCAAAGACAAAAACCAATAAATATAGCCACCAAGAATTCATAATCACCTCAAAAATTAACCACCTAGTTTCCTCAGTGGTTATCATATCATGTCTTTATAGCCCTGTCAAGTTATTTTGTAAGTCTTTTGAAGATGCGCTCGGTAAGCTGATCGGCCATCTTTTCTCTGCGGTTTGTGGCACTTAAGCGCGCTGCTACACGCTTAGCGACTTCGTTAACAATAGCGTCTTGCTTGCCCTTTCTACGACGGCGTTCATAACGCATACCAGGAGGCATCTCTTCTTCTCCGCCCGAGGGCTCCATCTCCACATCCATCTCTTCGTCGCCACCGGGCTCCATATCCATTTCCATATCCATTTCTTCAGCGTCTTCTTCTTCGCCTTCGCCGGGGACTTCTTCAACGGACGCGGGCTCACCCGTAACGTCTTCGACAGCCATTTCGAGAGCAGACATAAAATCGTCTAGGGAGATCATTTGATCGTCTCCCTCTTCCTCCATATCCATCTCTTCGTCGCCCAAATCCATTTCTTCGCCGGGCATTTCTTCGTCGGGCATCGGGGGCGCCTCTTCGCCACCTTCAGGGGCGGCTCCAAGATCCATCTCCATCTCTTCATCTTCGGGCTGCTCTACAAGCCTCTTAATACGGCGGTCGCCAATTGGTCGCAGTTGAGCGAGTTTCATAAATTGGCGAATCTCGCCTTCTGTTAGCAATTTCTTACGAGCCATCTTAATTTCTCCTTGTTTAATGACATAAACTTCAAAAATAAATAGTAACCTCTTTTGATAATAGCCCTAAAAACGAAAACAACCTATTAAATTTAAAGACTTGAGTTTTTTTAAAGCTTTCGTTTCTATTTGCTTTATTCTCGCGAAAGACAAGCCTTCTCGTTCAGCTATCTCTCTTAGCGTCATAGAACCGTTCTCGTAAACTGAAATTAAAGTGCAATTTTGTTCGTCTGGGAAGTCAATCCAAAGGCGGCAATCTTTTTGTGTGCATGTCTTTTTATTTTTCATACACTTGCGAGAACATTCGCGTAAGCCGTCCTCCTTCATAGCTCGGGGTGCTCTTCTTCTATGAGGTCAAATATATTCTCTATCTCTCCATCATTCAATCCAAAATCTTCCATCTTCTGCTTTCCTTTGTCTCTCAACTTTTTTGATTTCGCTTTCTTCTTCTTGTTCTGTGGTTTTATCTCATCGATATAACTTTGTATTCTATCGTCTTCGTCAACATACCCAGCGATCATTGCGCGGAAAAACTTTGATTGAGTTACTCCGTCGTGTCGCAACTTTAAGATAAGCTTAGCATGCTGGTGTGTATTCTCAACAAACGCAACCTTCTTGTCCAAATGTGGATTGGCTACGTCATCGGACATTACCATTTCCTGGTGGTGATGTGAGTGTGACTCTCGGATAATCCCGAAGTTGTTTGTGCTACAAACTGGGCTTTCGTCTGTAATTCTATCAAACTTCTTGCACCGGTGTAAGAAAATCCAGAACGGATGCCTTTCTCTAAATCACCTATAATTGAACTAACATCTCCGCGATAGGGCACGCGGCTCGCGACACCTTCGAACGAAGAATACTTACCGCGCCAGTCGACTTGAGCCTCCTTGGAGGCCATTCCTCGATAAGTTTTCCATCGAAAACCTTCGGTATCATAAAAAATTTCTCCAGGCGTCTCGGTGGTCCCTGCCAAGAGAGAGCCCACCATCACAGCATCTGCTCCAGCGGCTAGTGCCTTCACTATGTCTCCAGAATTCTTAATGCCTCCATCGGCAATTATCTTTACATCTCTGTCTGTTTTGGCGCATTCGATAATCGTTTGTAATCCAGGCAATCCGTGTCCTGTTTGCACGCGAGTCGAACAAATAGAGCCGCCTCCAATATTACATCGCACGCTATCTGCGCCCCAGTCAGCCAAATCATTGATGCCCTCTAGTGTGGCAACGTTTCCAGCCATAATGTGGTAATTCTCGCCGAAAAGGCGCCTAAGTTCCCATAGCGCTTCTTTCATCATAATATGATGTCCGTGCGCAACATCGACACAAAGAAAGTCTGCGCCGCCATCTGCTATGGCGCTAGCTCGCTCAAGGTAATCTCCTGATACTCCAACGGCTCCTCCCACAACAGCGGGAGACGTTACTTTTTGTATTTCGCGCACCTGCTTATCGATCGTATTATATCGATGAATAATTGCGCTAGCTCCGACTTTTCCCATGATATCTCCCATGGCGCCCTCTGATATTGTGTCCATTGGGGATGCGAAAATGGGCAGTTGAAGTTTAACGCCCTTTCCTAGGTCAGAAGAAATGTTTATTTCTGATCTAGAACGAATATCGGAA